TTATGCAAAATATTAAAAACAGTTATGAAAAAATTAATCACATTATTATTAATCTTAAGTTACTTTAACGTAAGTGCTCAAGATAAGTTATCAGTCTTCGGAGAGGTTTCTACTATTGCATTCAAACAAATGAATTATACAATAGATGCTAACTATAAGTTGAGTGACTACACAACTCTATCTTCATGGAGTAGTACAACAACAGGAAGAACAGCAGCACAAGGATTTGATTATACAACATCTAGCCTGATGCTTAACTTTGGAAAGAAAGATAATCCAAATACATTCTCAGTAGGATATACTTACTTAGGAGTACCTAACATGAACATTGAGCAGAGTGCTTTAATGATTAAAGTAAGATTTAAATTATTATAGATGTACACAAGTAAAGAATATACATTCGCAACATCATCAAACTTAAAGCAGACTTGCAATAATTTATTCAGTGGTAATCATTCATTGAATATAATATTAATAGTATTGACTACATTATATCTAATCACATTTGGATATGATGGTTTAGTGGTTGCATTGAACATTGGATCATTTACATTCTTTCTTTATAGATTCATTTTATCTTTAGTAGGTCTTAGAGGAGATACAGAGTCAGATCTTAAAGTAGAATATTCAAAAGATCTTCCAAAGTATTGTGTTCTACTTCCAATGAGGAATGAACCTATTCCTGTAGTACAAGCTCTTATAGATAATATGATGAAGTTAAATTATCCAACTGACAAATTAGATATAGTTATGTTAGTTGATATTGATGATGATTACTTAGAAGAAATCAAAGCGTTACCAAAGCCTAGTTATTTTAGAGTATTATCTAGTGAAGCTACATTTCCATTTACAAAGCCAAAGGTTTGTAACTTAGGATTGATTACTACTGATGCAGAATTCTGTACAGTATATGATGCAGAAGATGCTCCTGATCCAGATCAGTTATTAAAAGTACTATATAAGTTCAAAGATGAATCAGTATCGTGTGTTCAATGTAGATTGAATTACAATAACAAGAAACCAAATTGGTTAGCTAAGTTTTTTAATTTAGAATATTTAACTTGGTTCTCAATGACAATAGTTGGTCTTGATAAGGTTCAAGGTCAGTCTGCTGTAATTCCATTAGGAGGAACTAGTCAACATAAGAGTAAAGGAATTGATTGAGATGGGTGGATGGGATGCTGTCAATGTAACTGAGGATTGTGACTTAGGAATAAGATTAGCTAGACAAGGAAAGAGAACAGTAATAAGTGATTCAGTAACACAAGAGATTGCTGTAGAAGAATTAAAACATTTCATACCGCAACGTACAAGATGGCAAATGGGATTCATGGTTACATATATTAATCAATGCAAGACTCCATTAAACTTATTTAAAGAATTAGGTTTCATGGGTATGATACATTTCTACTTCAGTATCTTTGGAAACTTTATCAATCCATTAATCACTCCTTTATTATTTATTATATTCATTAGAAGTTATTTCTTTGGTTACTCAGGTGAAACATTCTTAGAAGTATTACCTTGGATAACATTAGTAGGTAATTTTATATTGATAGTAGCTAGTCACTTAATAGCTTCAATCAAATTCCAGAAAGGAAAGTTTTGGTACATGAGTATTCTACAACCATTCTATTATTTAATACAAGTTATAACTGTTCACAGAGCAGTATATAAATTAATAACAGCTCCTTACAAATGGGAGAAAACAGCACACGTTGCAGAGGAAAACTAGATCGTTAAGTATCAGTGAGTTACTTAACCTTCATATAATAGAAGAGAAAGTCGTTTCATCAAAACGAAATACAGTTTATGAAGCTATCTATTTAAAATAAAAACATTGGCAATATTGCCACACAATCCATTAATAAAAAATAAGATGGAAAATAAAGTACCAAGTATCAAGAGAGTTAAAAACAGAAAACCAAGAAAGAGATTCATCGCTGTCGATGTATGGCAATCAAAATTTGGACCTGTATCTGAAAGAGCTGTCTATGATATCTACTCACAAAAATTTAATGTAGAGTTACACAACATGAAGAAGTATTCTTTTTCTCAATGTGTGAATGCACTCAGACTGTTAGAAGACCCTACATACATAGCACCGACAAATCAGTCGTTGTAGTAATAACTAAAAAATAATAATATGAGTTTGAATATTCAAACACACAGAGAACTGACTCAGGTCGAGACTAGGCAAGATGCTGGTCTTGGGATTATGAGATGGGGAAGAGATAATTCTTTTCCACAGACATTGAAGAATGTTATCGAACAATCTCCCTCAGCTAAGATGGCTGTAAGTAGAACGAGTAAGTTTTACAAAGGAGCTGGTTTCGATGGAGAGAATGAAATCATTAATGCATATGGATTAACGCTAAAGAAATTAGTTGGTATCCTTGCAGATGATTATGCAGACTTCGAAGCATTTGCTATTCAATGTAATTATAACATTAAAGGACAAATCACTTCACTTAATCCAATACGTATTGCTACGTTAAGATTTAATGAATTCGATGAACTTAACTATGCTTCTAAGATTGGATACCATCCAGACTTTGGAAGAAATAGTGAAGTAAGAAAAACAGTTAATCAATCTGCAACTAGAGAGAACATCAAATGGTTTAATAGATTTAATCCAAATGCTGTACTAAGTCAGATAGAGAATCAAGAAGGTGGAATTAGTAACTACTTAGGACAAGTGTCTTATTATAGTGAAGTAGGACACTCAAGCTATCCTATCTCGCCTCTACAAGCGCCAATCAATTTTGTACTATCAGATGTTGAGAATTCAATATTAGTACGTAAGGAAACGTCTACGGGCTTTATTAATACTTACATGCTAAAGACTACTTTAGATTCTGAAGACAGTACATTGATTGCTTTAGAGAGAGCGATTGAAGAAGCACAAGGAGCAAGAGGAACAGGTAAAGTAATTACCTTTTCTGGATTGAGTCCTGAAGAAGTATCAAACACTCTTTTAGAAGAGATGGGTGGTGGTGGAGCAGGTTCGAAAGCAATTATCGAATCAGCACAAATGGCTTACGAATTAGACAGAGAAGTTATTTCTGGAGCATATTTGATTCCTCCTGCACTAGCTGGTATCCAACAAAGTACTGGATTCAGTGGAGCAGACTTAAAAGAAGCCTACTATGTATTTAATGCTATCACACAAGGTGGTAGAGATGCTATCGAAGCAGAGTTAAATATATTGTTAGAGAATTCTATATTCAAAGCAAGAGAAGTTTCAATTAAGAAACTATCCTTAGATCTACAAGATGATCAAGTAGAAGGAGAAGATAACGATCAAATTGAAAACACAGATGTATAAAGCAAATTTAGAAAACAGACTGATCTCTTCTGAGATCTCTGACTTGATGCAAGACTACGTCTCCATTCAGTTAGATATAGATGATACAAAGATCCGAGCTGCTGCATTAGTAGCTCAGGAGATTGATATCTCTAGAGTGATTACAAAAGCAAACTTAGATAGAATCGTAGGTTTAGATATTTACGATGAAACAAACAGTGCTGCAGATATCCAATTGTATGAATTATTAATAGCTCCTTGGAGTTACTATACTTATGCAAGATGTCTTACAATGTTCCAAGGAACGTTTACAGACTCAGGTTATTCAGTAGAAGCTGAGGCTGAATCAAGACAAGCTGAAAAGTCAGTTGGTCAAGAGATGAAAGCTATTGGTGACTCATTTATGTTACTAGTGACGGAATATCTGGAAACAGAAGATCCAAATACTAAAGCCGATGATGCAAAACTAGCTCCAAGAATCCGTTCGTTCGGAGGAAAAGAGAATAGAGCATCCAACTAAGTTTCTACAGATAGCTTGGAGTTGTTAGACATTAACCAATGCACAAGGGAGGTTCGAGTCCTCCCCTATCACAAAAATGTAATGACAATAGTGTCATACATAATTTAAAATTAACAATCATGACAAAAGAAATGAAAGCATTCATTACTTTAATTGTATCATTAATTGTCTTCACATTAGTATTGCCATTCAATTTGGTAATCGTATTGTGTAGAGTTATTAAAGGATTACTTAATGTAACTGAAAAGACTCTTACATTCTTTATTGAATCAATAAGAAAAGAAATATTAAAATAAAATCATTATGGCTAGATCAATGAAAAACAAAGAGCGCAAAGAAGCTAAACTTTTGGAGACAAGAGCTGACTTGGTACGCGCTGCTTTGGAAAGTGGACACATATCAAGAAAGGATATCTGTCGTGCTACAGGATTAAAATTACATGAGCTTGCTAATCTATTTACATTAGATAGAAAAGTTTATGGAGAGTATGTTGTGAGAAGAAAAACTATTTCTGATATTGCATCAGATAATATTTTAGATATCGTTAACGATGCATCGCATCCACAACACTTCGCAGCAAGTAAATATATCTTAAGTACATATAAATGATTTAGATGAAGTACTTGAAGATAAGTCTGGAGAAGATATTTCAGTATTGGTTGGAGATAATGCAAAAGGATCTCCAATAACAATTAACTTTGGAAAGCCAAGGCAGAAAGAAGATTAGTATTAATTTAAAATAAATA